TACCAGATTTAATGATGACTAGATTTCCATATCCACCACCTTGACCAGCATAGGTTACTACTCCAGATGATTTAAAACCAACTAACCATCCTTTCTGTCCGCTAGTTCCTATGTCAATACCTGCATGACTTCTTGTAGATGATCTATATGCTCCATAATTACCACCACCTCCCGAAAGACCAACAGAGGGTGTTCCACCAGAAGGACCAGATACATTAATCTCATCCTTGACACGAGATCTTGGTAATGGAGTAGATGGTGTTGGTGTTGTTGCTGGTGTAGTAACTGCCTGAGAAAATGCTTTTCTTAGTCTATCAACAGAAATTGTCGATCTATTTCCATTATAACCTTGATAATAACTATCTCCGACTTTTCTTGCGTATGGGCCTGAAACTTTCAACATTGGAAGACCTGCCCATTCAGCACTCAAACGAACCGATGCTTCTTCTGGATTATTCTTGATCATATCAAGAGTAACACCCCTTGATTTTATTAAGTGAAGTGCTATCTTATCTTGATTTTCTGGACTAAACAAATCTTTATCAGGATTTAGACCTGCTGCCCTTGCTTGACCTATTGGGTTTGTAAGTTGATATCTACCAATTGCACCTCTACCACCTTTAACACCAATTGCCTTATTTGCTTCTGCAATTGTCATTTTTGTAAGATTTGGATTATAATCTCCGGGTGCAATTGCAGTATATCCCTTTCCAGGGGATTCTGCATCACCAATTACATCTAATATTGCCTGCATACCACCAGCACCAGTAGGAACATCTTCTGGTGCAGCAGGTGGTGCTTCACCCCTTTCTTCTGGAATATCTAGTTCATCAAATCCAAGATCAAGTGGTTGAGAAAGAAGATCTATTGCTCTATTAAAGTCCATTTCAATACCTAACATTCCATTTTGAATTGTAGACAAACTACTATCAATTAATTGCTTCTGAGTACTGAAATCAAAAGCAATTAAATTTCTAAAAGTTCCCGTTAAAAGACTTCCAAATCCAGAAAGTATAGTTGTAACGTTACCCACAAAAGATCTTAAAACAACATACAATTTACCCATTCTCGTTATGAGTTGTTCACCAAGTCTAATAATTGTTGGAAGATTATTTAATAACCAACCAACCATTAAAGTTCCAATAAAATCTAATATTCTACCAAGAAAACCTTTTGTGCTAGATGATATTACTTTACCCTGTCTTCTAATTGCCCCACTAATTCCAGATGCTTCAATTATATCTTCTCTTTCTCTTCTTCTAACTGCTTCTCTCCTTTTCTGAAAGTTGGATACGGAAAGTCTTATTGATTGTTGTTTTTGGCGATTACTATTTGACAGTGAAGTATTAATCTTCATTGCCGTTTTTTGAGTAGTGTTAATACTCTTATTAAAAGTCATTACAGACTTTTTAATTTTATCTACACCTATTGTTGATTTTATTAAAGTCCCTTGAAGATTTTGTGCCATATTATGTCATCGGTACATTGTACACTGAGTGAGCATAAACAACATAAAAATTATTATGATTTTCTGGATCAATACTTGGAACATTGTTTGCTGGTCCAGTATTTTGACCAGATGCTCCTTGTTTTGCGGCAACTTGTGTTCCGCCCATTGGTAATGGAATAATTGTCGGTGCTGGTTCTGGTAAAGGACCAACACTTTCTGCCTTCATTGTTGCTTCCTGTTTTATTGGAGTTATATCAGCAATGGGAGTCTTTAATGTAGAAGAACTAAATGCATCTTGTAAGTTAATTCCTTCTACACCCATCAACTGAGCAACATTAATTTCTCCATATTGTGCTGGTTTGCTAAAATCTTGATTTTCAGATTGTGATGCAACATCGGAAGTTTGTTTTCCATCACCCATTAAATTATTAGATCCAAAAGCAATATTTGTAATTTTGTTTTGTGATGTTTGTGATAGTAAGTTTTTATCTACACCTGGACCACCAAATGCTCCACCACTAAACATTTCAGTTGACTTATCATAAAATCCTTTGAACAAATCTGTTGCTGGACCATAACTAAAAAATCCAGCAGCGAGAGCAGCGGGAAGTTTAAGAGGACCTGGTGCAAATCTTGAGAATAGATTTGCTGCACCTGCTGCCATAGTGGCACCACCAAGATTACCTGCTGCTGCTCTTGCAGGATCTTCTCCTCCAGCAATGTCTAAACCAGTCCCTAATGCGGCACCAGTAAGTATAGAAGTCAATCCAAATCTGTTTATTCCTTGCCCCGAAACTCTTTGTTCTGCTTCTGCTACTGTTCTTGCTGGTCCAGCAGGAGGTGGATTTCCACCAGCAGGAGGTGGATTCCCCCCACCACCAGATCTTGAAAATCCAGGAAGAATATTTTTTATTTTAGGTATAATTCTATTTGCTGCACCTTTAACACCATCAAGAAGTGCTTGAACTGGTCTTAAAAATAATCCAACTGCAACAGCAGTTGTAACCCTAGCAGCAACTCTTGTTAGTATATTGAATACAGAAGTTAATCCAAACCTAATTCCAGCATATACTCCACCAATAATGCCAAGATTTTTAATGACACTATTTTTAATTTCTTCTAACTTTTGCCTATTTCCGTCACCAAGAGCCTTGATAGTCTCTATACCTTGCTGCAATAACCAACCACCCAGAAGAGTGGTAAAAAATTGCATCAAACGAGAAAGAGTAAATGATGCTTTCGCTGCAACTTTTTGTACAGGATATACAAGAGCATTTTGTATCTTTCTTTCAATAATACTCTCTTTTCCTTCTCTTAATTGTTGCTCAGCAAGTCTTCTTTCTTGATCTTGTTCCTGAGCAGTTTGTCTTCTTTCTAATGCAGCACTTTGGATAACATTCCCATAAACATTCTGCATCGCAACGTTTAATGAGTTAACTTGTTGCGTTAATGCAGATAACTGTTCAGAAACCGTGTTTAGTGCTAATGAGTTTCTTTGTATTAATGATGTTGTAACTGGATCTGGCTGAGCAGGAGGTGGCGCTGCTGCTGCTCTGAAAGCATCCGCAGACACCGTTTTTCTAGCAACTCTTAATCCTCCCGATAGTGGCGATTTTATCTCAGCCATTTATTCCTTGTTTTAGATTTTCCTCTTCAATATACTGTTTGAGAAGAGAAAGATAAATTTCTCTCTCCCAAGGTATCATATTTTCTAACTCTGTCAAGCTATATTTATGATGTTGCATTAAGGCAAAATTAACCTTGTAGTATGACTCAAGATCTTCGTGAGCCATACTTACCCGAAAAAAGAAGTAAGTCCCTCCAATACAACTTCACTTTCAACATCGGTTTTTGGATTTTTAACTTTAATAGTATGAGAAAGTTTTGGCATCGTGTCAAAGAAAGTTTCAATTTCTTTAAATTGTTTTGAACTCAATTGTTCAATAAATTCTAAAAGTTCTTTTTTAGTACAATCTTTTGCAGACCAAGATTCTTCTTCAGAATAAACCTGTTCAATACAAGAAGCAATAAGATCAAAAGTTTCTGTTACACCAATTTCAGTTCCAGCAGTGAAATTACTCTTAATAAACTCATCCATTGAAGGATATTTCATTCTTAGGATTAGATTATCGTCTAGTTTAATATCTCTTGAATGATCATCAGAAACTTGAACTTTAATCTCATCAAGATTGATTAATGTGGGAACCTGAGTAATATTATCATCTGGACAAGTAATTAAAACTTCTACATCTTCACCAACAGATTTACCACGAATGTTTAGAAAAAGATATTCAATATCAAAAGTAGAAAGTTCTTCTACTTTTACACCTCTTGTTAAAATGCAAGCAGAAATAACTTCTTTAACTGCGTTTGCAATCTGCTTACTATCTTCACTTTCCATTGCAATAATTAAAACCTTTTCTTCTTTAACAAGAAAAGGTCTATATTTAATCGTCTTTTTTGACGAAGGAATTTCCAACTCATAAGTTGGTGTGGAAATTTTGGGTAAAGGCATAATAATATTTAGATCACTCTTCTAGTTCCAATTACCGAATTAGTCGAACTTGATTTACTGGAACTGAAATATCCGTTTGAAATTCCTCCCGAAAGAGTATTATAAAGTTGACCAGTAACTATTGCTTCACCAGTTGAAACATTGACTGGTCTAAATCTAACTCCACTTGCAGACGCTGCACCAGGAGATACTGGAACATAAACTGGTTTATTTAAATTTGTTTCATTTAAGAAATTAGTTGCCAACTCTGGTACTAAGTTATTATCTGCATTTCTAGCAATATCAATGCTATAAGTTCTCCCACAAACATATCTTTCATAACTGAAAGAAGCACTTGCCTTTAAAATTCCAGACGATTCATAAGATATAGCAGTAGAATTTAAAGTTAATGGAAATAATCCATAGAAAGTATATTCAATATAATTTTTATAATCTCTGTCAAATTTTACAATTCTTGTTGCATTACATTTATATTCATCAGGATATCTCATTCTAAAATAATATCCATCTTGATATGGTTGTTCTCTTGATCCACTACTCACAAATTCCATCCAGTGCTCTAAAAATTTTATAGTTCTATAAGATCTGTCAACATAAAATTCTAAATCAATTTGGGTAAATGTTCTGGTATGTGCCATTTTTTCGGCAACTCCAGTATAATTACCAACAATATCTGCTGTTGCAAAAGAACTTCCTGGCAAAGAAGCAGAATTGCAAAGCAATCCAACGGATTCTCCAATAAAACGAGAATCAACTCCTCTTAGTCTAAGATAAGATCTTAATGAACCAGATAATCCACCAAAAATTACCTGATAATGTGAGGTTTGTGCAAGATTGGTAAAAAGTGGTTTAAACTCTGATATTTTCCTTGGTCTTGGTGCAGGCACTCTAAATACCTATTATGAGTATTTTAGTTATTTAGATGTCATACAAGGGAAAATATAAACCATCTTATCCACAAAAATACAAAGGAGATCCAACAAACATCATATATCGTTCTTTATGGGAAAGAAAGTTTTGTGTTTATTGTGATTTAAATGAAAAAGTATTAGAATGGGCATCAGAAGAGAAATGTATTCCATATAGATCACCAATAGATGGAAAAGTTCATAGATATTTTCCCGACTTCATTATTAAGGTAAAAGAAGAAAATGGTTCAATTAAAAAATATGTGATTGAGATCAAACCAAAAAGACAAACTGTTCCTCCACCAAAACAAAAAAGGCAAACAAAAGGATATATCAGTGAAGCATATGAATATGCTAAAAATCAAGCAAAATGGGAAGCAGCAAGAGAATGGTGTGCAGATCGTGGTTATGAATTTAAAGTTCTAACAGAAAACGAACTAGGTATCAAGTAATGGCAGAAAAGAGAGAGACTCTTCTCCAATCCCAAAAAAGAAAACTTGCCGAACAAAAAGCAAAGAAACAACCAACAGACACTGATAGCAATCAAAACCGAGTTCGTTCTGTTCTTAATGGAATCACAGGAAAAGAAAGCGGTGATGATTTAATGTTGGAACTTCTGGAAGTAGTTTCGGAAAGTGGAAAAGTTCCTCAGGCAGGTAAATTTTATATTTTTGTTTATAACGCGAAAACACCACAACTAAGATACGATCAAAATCCATTAGTTGCAGTAACGGATGTCTTTCAATGGGGATTCAAAGGGTTGAATATGCATTGGGGAGAAGTACGCCAATACACTTGGAATGAAGTGGTAGGGTCTTTGTATGAAGTTTACCCATCAGAAATAAAAGACTTACAAGCAATACCTTTTGCAAATTTCCGAATAAATAACTAAAAAAGTATTATAAATGCCACTCAATGTCGGGGCTCCAATAGGGAGTGAAGCATCTACTATCGCATCCACTCAAAATGCATATGCAAATGCTTATGCAGGTGCAACCACATCACAAAACAAAAGTGGTGGTAAAACAACTTTTAGATATCCACTAAAAAGATTAGATAATACTTCTGATTATTTGGAAATAAAAATATTCGATTATATTG